CAATCCCAGCGGCCCGGCTGCGGCCGAGATCGCATCATAGAAGCCGGAGAAGATCAGCGCGAACTGGCGCTCGAGCTCGGCATCAGCCGCCGAATACTGGGTCGAATAACTCGAGCCCATGCTGATCCCGAGGAACTTCTTGGTCTTCTTGACGTCGCTGTAATAGCTCGCGTCAAACCCGCCGGAGAGGATGTCTGCCAGCGACTGGCCGCGACCAAAGATGCCCTGGCCGGTGATCGTAGTCTTGGTGCCGAACAGTGCGCCGAACGCCTTACCGACGAGCCCGACCAGACCGCCCAGAATACCGCCGATGATGGGGATCTTGTTCAAAACCGAGCCGACGCCATCAAGACCTTTGCCAATGAGGCCGGTCACGCCCGTGGATTGGTAGCCGGTGTTCACGCCAGCAGCGGACGCTTCAGCACCATTGGTTCGGATGATGAGATTGGTGAGCCCGCCGATATTGGCCTCAATGTTGCGCAAGGAAGCCAGCATGGCAGCCGAATAACGCATGGTCAGCGTGTCGCCCTCGCGCAGGTGATCGATGGCTTTGGCAATGCTCTCCGACTTGGCCGCGCTGTCCCCAAACACGGTGCCAGTGCCATCATTGGCGGCAGGCAGTTTTGGAGACCCGCCAAAGGCGCCGCTGATCGCGACACCCAGTGAGGCAATGACACCGGCCGTGATGGCACCGGCTGCAATGTTGAGCGGAAACGGCAGCGAGCGGATGGCGTTCACCACGGCCTCCACCGCCTTGATGCCGGTCGTAATGATCGAGTTGCCCTGTTCGACGCCGGCACGAGCGGTGTCCGAGGCTGCCATGGCAGTGTCACTTGTGACCTTGGCTGCCGTCTGGGCTCCGATGAGGCCAATCTTCACCGCGGCATTCTTGATGGCGATCGCCAGTTCAAAGGCGCGAAACACCTTCTCAGCGGCAAGCAGCGCCTTGTAGCCGTCCGAGCCCTCCTTGAAGAAGCCCTTCGCGGCCGAGGCGAGATTGCCATAGTGATTGATCTCGGCCGATGCCTGGGCGGCACGCGCGTCGGCATACTGAAACGAGGTGCGTCCATATTCGCGCTCGGCCTCAGCCACGCGCTGGGCCGCAGCCACCTGCGCCGAGGCAAAACGGGTGATCTCGACCGTGATCGCGCCAATTGCCCCGCCGACCGAGCCGAAGGCATCGGCCATGTTCTGGGCCGCTGCTTCCGTTGCCGAGACCATGTCTTCCAGGCTTTGGAGGAACTGCTCCTGACCGCTTTGCGCAAAGTCTGCTTCCATGAGCCGAATGCGCGCGGCCCGATACCGCTCCCAGGCTTCGACCCCGCGTTCGAGAACGATCTGTTCGCGCTCGGCTTCGAGATTGGCGAGTGCCTGCGCCCGGGCCGACTGGCCAAGCAGAGCGACCTGCTGTTCGAGCGGGCCGACCGTCTGGCGCAGAAACTCGGAGGTAGCAAAGGCGCGTGTCGCCTGTTCCCAGGCCTCGCCGGCTTCGAGAATGGCAATGCGCGCCTCGTCGGTTGGCGCCTTGAGTGCGGCCATCGCAACTTCCATCCGTTTGATCTCGATCGGCGTCTTGCCGATCTTGGCGGTCTCGAGCGCGAGATTGGCGGCAAAGTCCCGGGCGGCCTGGAGCGCGCGTTCGGCTTCAGTTTCCTTGGGGCATCTCGCGCTGCTGGCACGGTCGGTGCTGTCGCCGCGGATCTCTTCCGCCTTGGCGGCAAGCCGGGCCTTGGCAGCAGCGATGCTGTTTTCCCGCCACCGTGCTGAAAAGGCGTCCATCATGCTCATCGCATCACCAAAAGCAGACGCGAATTCATCGCGGACCTGGGCGCCCATACGCGCGGTCGAACCCGCAAAGCTGTTTTCCATCCGCGGTAGAGCCACGCTCTCGATCCGGGTGATGGTGGCAAGGCCCACTCGGTCAAGCACCGGGTTCACCCATTCGGCGAGCCAGTTGAGCGCTGCGATCGCTTTGTTGGCGAGGTATTCGATCCCGCTGATTGCCAGATTGGCGGAGCCAACAGCAGCTTCGCCAACCACACCGGGCAGTGCGGCCCAGGTGACACGGATCGCATTGAACCCGCCGACCCAGCCAGCATAGAGAATGGCGACTGCGTATTTGCCAGCAGTCAGCACCGCCTCAAAGGCCGTGACCGCCCAGTCCTTGAGTGTCGAGAATACCGAGCCCAGGTTGAGTCCATCCGAGACGGTCGTCCACAGCCCCTTCATGGTATCGCCGACGGTGATCCCGACGGGGCCCAGCTTTGCCATTTCCTTTTTGGTGAGGCCGAGGCTTTGCGCATAGCGGTCGAGCTCGCCCGTCTGTTTGACGCTCGACTGGAACAGCTTGAATGCGCCGAACGCGATGCCAGCGGCAGCAGCGGCTGCGAGAAGATAGGGGTTTGTCAGCGCTGCCGCCGCCGCACTGGCAGCAAGCCCCAGCAGCGCCCGGGCCATGCCGCCGATGCCGACACCGGCCTGCATGGCGATTTGCCCGATCTGCGTGCCCTGCTGCATGAACACGGTCATGGGTTTCTGACCGGAGAACAGGCCGACCACCATGTCGTTGAGCTGAAAGACGAGGTTTTGGACGTGATGCCCGGCAAGCTTGGCCGAGCCGCCCATGCGCGTGACACCGCCGCCCCCGACCGCATTGAGCGCCCGGTCAGCACGCGACGCGCTGTCGGCCATATCGCCCATGGCGCCCGCCACCGTGCGTTTCATGTCGGCCATCTCCTTCTGGAGCCGGGCGACATTGGTGATCATTTCAATTTCGAGGGTGCCTGCTTTCACGTGCTGGGCTCCTTCGACATCATCAGCGCTCGGAAGGCGTTGGTCACTTTCCGGGAGACTTCATCGCGGTTGAGGACGGACGTGGCAGTCCAGGGCGGCGGGCAATCCGGCTCACGGGCGCGGATGGTTTCAGCGACGAATTCGACCGATAGGCGCCGCAGAAGGCGGACCAGCCACGGAGGCAGATCGAGCCCCATGCACTGCTGCCACTCGCCAATCGTGGCCCAGGAGATGGGGACTGCGCCCATCGCGCCTGGATCGGTGGGGCCGACTTCCATCAACCAGTCGATCACCCAGGGGGTGCGGATTGGTGGGAAGTCGGGGGCAAGGTCGTCCATGGCCATTCGCTGGAGCCGGGTCAGCGGTTCGCTCTCGGGTTCAGGCTTTGGCCTTTTCCCGGTGCGCGGCTTGGGCGCTGTGCCGAGCCAAGCCAGCTGCCGGGCGTAAAGGCTCAGCTCTCGGCCGAGCTCTTCGTAAAATTTGCCCAGTCATTGATGTGAGCGGCGACCTGCGTGGCGATGAACCCGATCGATGGATCGGCATAGGCCTTGCGAAAAAGTTCCTGACGTTCGAGGCCATCGGCAGGCGGATAGGTGAAGCCGTTGAAGCTGACTGTGCAGGCAGCCAGAAAATCAGCCTGTTCAGCAAGCTTTTCCTCGGCCGTCTGGTCCATCTTCCCGCGCTTCTTGATCTTGTCCATCAGCTGGTTCTGCTGGCGAGCCTGGGCGCGCTGGTAGACCTTCGAGCCTGGACCGTAGACCGTGATCGAGAGGCGCTTGCCTTTGTCGTCGTAAAGCGGGGTGTCATGGCCGCCGACCAGTTCGACGATAGAGGTCTCGGTGGCGGCAAGCTTGGTAATGTCAAACATGAATGTTAAGCCTCTTTGCATGGGGGGAAGGACGGAGAATGTTGATGCCGAGGAGTGTGTTAGATGTTGAGACCAGCAGTTTCTGGTTCAAGATCGTGGATATGCTGCAGCATAATTGGGCAGTAATATTGCCGCAGGAAAATGGCGCTGAAGTGGTCTTCTTCGGTGACACCAGCTACATCTTTGACCGCATGAATTTTGCGAAGGCAGAGGATGCTGCAAAGGCACTTCGGCGTAATGGCTTCGCTCTGTTTGACGATGACAAGGACGCCCAGAGTTTCATCCCAAAACCACCGGCTCAGCTGAAAGATGAGGACATCTACCACCGCCCAATCTATTCAAGCGGCGAGTTTTGGCGTTAAGGCGCAAGGACTTCGACAATGCCCACACCGGCGGAGTTGGTGGTGAGTTCGAGGGTCACGGTGGCAGTGGTGATCTGATCGACCGAGCCGACGTTGACCTTGAAGCTCATGACCTGTGCCTGAAAATAGTACTTGTCGCCGTTCTGGGTGGTGACGAGGAAGCTGTGATCAGCGTCCGAGAGCGAGGCGGATTTGAGCAAGATCTGGCCGGCATCATCAGTGTCGAGACCCAGCTGGATCTGCATCGTGCCCTGGTTAAAGCTGCCCTTCTTTTTGACGACGCCGCGGCTGCCTACGGGATTGAAGGTGACGAGATTGAACTCGCGGCCGAACTCGCCGAGGTCGGATACTTCGCCGACTACGGTCATGGTCAGCGCATTGTAGCCGGTGGCGTCAAAAGTCGCAGGGGTAGAGGCCGACACCTTCAAGGTGGTGCCGGCGGAAGTCCGAACGGTCATGGCAATGGGTCCTTATGAAGGTTAGGCGAGACGTGCCTCGTTGAATGAGACGCGGAAGTCCTGCGTCTGCATGTGGATGCCGGTCTCCTCGTCGAGGAAGTCTGGTCCGGCGGAATCTGTGTGGACGGTCACGTCAAAGAGCCCGTCGATGGTGGGCATCTGGTCGGCCGCCGCCTGGCGGACGGCTGCAATAATGGCTTTCACTTCAGGGTAGGTTCGGGCCAGCACGGTCACCTGCACACGTTCGGTGACGCGGCGTTTCGGGCCCGGCGCTGGAATGTTGCGATCCACGCCGCTGACCGACATCAACGATATGGCCGGCAAGTCCGTGCCTTGGGGCAGCATTCCAGCGGCTATCCGTGCAACGGGGACAAGCGCCGTCACCCCGGTGTCAGCCACCAGGAGCGAGCGGACCGCAATAACCCCGTTCATTCGTCATCGACCTCGAGGGTCGGGGCCTTCAGGTTCCCGATCTGAACGCGGTGGGCGATGTAGGCACCCATGGCGTTCACCGCTTCCTCGGCTTTCTGGTCAAGCGCCGGGCGCAAGAAGGGTTTTGCGGCGTGGCCGGGGTGCATGACCGTGGGCCCGACGAAGTTCTCGCCAATCTTGAGAGTTCCGCGCTTCACCATCTTGTTGATCGTGCCGATACCGACTTTGCGCGGGCCGCGCCGGGTCTCACGCACCGGCTTGTCCGCCTCGGAAACCGAGATCAGGTGGGGTGCGACGCCATATTCAATGAATAGGCCGAGATAGGAGCCTTGGCCGCGAAGTTTGACGTAGGAGGAGAGCTTGACACCCTCGGTTCGGGTGCCGATCCCGATTGCGCGCTTCAATTGCCCGGTCTTTACCGGGACATTGGCCTTGGCCTGCTGCTGGATCACCTTAGCACCCGCCCGAAGTCCTCCACGGATCACGTTACGCTCCAGGTTTTTGGGCAGTTCATCGAGCAGACGCAGCAATTCAGGGCCGCCTTTGAGCCGGATCGTCATGGCGCGGCTCCTTCGCTCGAATGTTCCTCAACCATGATTTCCATGGCCTCCCGCCGCCCCAGCGTTGCCGGGCCGGACATGATCTGGTGGACGCGTGTATTGATGATGACACGCATATCTGCGGAGAGGCCAAGCAGATGCCGAATGCGGATCCGGACAGGACGGCGACCGATCTGGATGCTCTCGGCCAGGCGCTCGGCCTTGGACGGGAGAATGTCCTTTACCTCGGCCCAGACGCAGGCAAATTCAGTCCAAGTGACCTGTTCGGTGCCGTATTGCGGGTCGTGGGTGACGACCTTGCGCTCAATCCGGATCCTTGTGTCGAGCCTGGAAGCTAGATCCAGCGACATTGGAGCTGACCCACCAGCGTGTCGAAGGCGAGACAGGCTGCGCCTTCGCGGTTTTCGAACAGGGATGCGGTTTTGACCAGGATTGCAGCGCGGGCGATCGCCAGATCAGGGTCGTTCTCATCAAATCCGGCCGACAGTCTGATCTGGATCAGGCCGTCCGTGCCCAGCTCCGGCCAGGACTTCCCGGATGCCGGGCGGATGCGCGTGAACCCGTGGCGTCGGCGGACGACATAGTCCGTCTCTGGGAGGGGCACCGTTGAACCGCCCAGGGCAGTGTAGCGGATCTCGGCCACCGTGCAGGGACGGATGGGCACGGTGATTTCATCCAGCCAGTCTTCCAGCTGCAGTTCGAGGGTCTGTTCGCACAGCTTCAGGCCAGTCTGCTGCTCCAGTTCAGCTTGGGCTGCATCCAGTTTAGCGCCGAGCAGCAGGTCCTCGTCACGGCCATCAAGCCGAAGCTGCTGGCGTGCTTCCTCGAGCGTCACGGCACGGTCCTGGGGTGGCTCGATCGTGACGATCTCGGACATCAAACCACCTTTTTACGGGTGTGTGCACCTGCCTTATTGGCGATCGGCGACTGTTCGGTGATTTCCTCAGCCTGTGGGGGTTTCACAGACTGCGCTTCGGCCTTTGTGGCGGGTTCTGGCTTTGCAGCAGCATCAACCTCGATGGCCAGACCGCGCTCGATCAGGCTGCGGCCGCCCAAATCATCGATCTCGAATGTCTGACCGCTAATAATGTTGTCCGAGCTCACCGAGCTCACGTGAATGGTATCAAGTGCCTTTAGAAACATCAGCTCATCTCCCGGAAGAATGAGAGGGCCAGCCCAAAGGCCAGCCCTCTTCAGTTCATCAGACCTTCGTGGCCGCAGTCGCCGCCGCCGCGAAATCGCCCTTCACGAAGGCCTCGGGGCGGTAGACCGCTAGCGCGAGACGCTCTTCGGCGAGCACCGTCACCAGGTTCTTGCGGAAGTTCTGATCATCCTCCGTCGAGATTTCGACCACAGCGTCCATCCGGTCGAAAATCTGCGCGCCCAACTGGAAGGCGCCGGTGAGGAATTTGCCCGTTGCCATCGACTGGGTCGACACCACCGGCTGGCCCCAAAGGGTCGGCGTGATCGTTCCTTGCGGGTTGCCCACGATGAACTGGCCTTGGCCATCTTTCAGCAGTTCGATCGCCGCCCAGTCCGCCGGATGAAGGACAACGCCCGTGGCCATAAGCTCCGATAGTGCGGTCTGCAGCATCGCAAGACGCAGAACATCGATCCGGGTCACCGTCGCCGGGATAGTGATCGGCGGGGTGAACGCGGTTGCCTGCGTGTAGATGCCGGCAAGATCCGTGCCCGTGCCGCTGCCGTTCAAGAGCTGGTTTTCTTCGACCAGCGCTAGACCATAACGCAGACGCCCATCGATATAGGACTGGAGCATCGGCACATCGTCGAGGATCTGGCGGGTGGCGAGCACCCAGTGCGCGATCGTCGTGACGTTGCTGGTCAGCACATCGAACTTGATGTCCGATTGCGGCTTGGTGAGGCCGGAGGTTTCAGAAACGGTCGCAGCGTTGTTGGTGTAGCCGGTCTCCTTGACATACTGCACCGAATTGCTGGCCGTGCGGCCCGGGGTCAGCAGATCACGCACCGTCAGACGGCGCTGGCCCGGAATCACAATACCAGGGATGCGGTCAGCGACGATGAGGTCGCCTGCCGAACCATTGGCATCTGTGGTGAGCGCAGAAATGACCGCTTTGACCTCGACGCTGGCCCGGCCGCGCACCGTGTTGTTGCCGAGGAAGGCCTTGATGGCTTCATCGGCCACGACCTGCTCGCCAATCGTCTTGAACTCGGGGGTGGCCTCATCGGCAACGCGGCGCGCGAGCTTCTGCTCGACCTCGTCGAGCCGGGCCTTGGCTTCGTTGAGCGCAGTCAGCGCCTCGTCGGCGAGCTGCTTGGTCGCGTTGGAGAGGTCTTCGCCGCGCTGCGCTTTGCCAAGCGCTTCCTCGGCCAATGCCTTCACCTTGTCGTGCTTGCCCTCAAGGTCGGACTTGATCTCGTCATGCCGGGCATCAAGGCTGCTGCGCAGCTCTGCCTGACGCGCGTCGAGACTGGACTTCACTTCGCTGAAGCGCGCGTCGAGCACGCCTTTCACTTCGCCGGCAAGCTGCTCGGCGGTCTTGGAATCGCTCATGGGTATATCCTGTATGGGAGTGGGGTTAGGCGCTGATTTGCGCCTTCAGGGCCGACAGGAAGTCGGATGGGGTGCTGCCAGACTCACTCCGGAACAGCGGCGTCAGGCCCTTGCCCGCAATTGCGGTGGCCTGGCTTTTCGAGAACCCTGCCTCGCGCAGGAAATTCTCAAATTCTGGCAAGGTCGGAAGCCGGCCATCCTCGATGAGCGACTTTACGCCGGTGATCACCGCGCGCTCGTTCATGGGGATGGTGACCAGGCTGACCTCGTAAAGGGCAAGCTCGAGCAGCTGGCGGGTCTTGCCTACCAGTTGTTCCCGGATCGTGCGGTAGCCGATCGAAAGCCCGCCGATGGCACCGTCGCGCACCAGCGCGTGGGCCTCCTGGCCAGCGCGCGATGAAAGCGAGAGCTGGCCTTTGACGACAAGACCCTCGCGGCTTTCGGCAAAGTCGGTCCAGACACCAGCCGGGCGGGTCTGGTCGTGGTACATCAGCATCGGCACCGAGGTGCGGCCCTTCAAGGATCGGGCGAGCGCGCCCGGCACGATGACATCGCCGCCTGCATCCACATTGCCGTATCCGGCAGCGAGCCCCTCGATCTGGCCATCTTCGGTGACGGCCTTGGTGTCGAGGATGAAATCGAGATGGTTCATGGGGTGGCTCCGGGATCTAAAGGCGGAAGCGCTGCGGGCGCTGCGCCTGATCCAGTCTGGGTGATGGGTACGTTTTGCATCTGCATGCGGGGGACATCGCCGCCTTCGACCGGCGGCAGGTTTTCAAGGGCGCGGACCTCGTTGATGGTCATGACTCCGCTCCCCAGCATCGACTGGTAGAAGGAGGCTCGCGCCGCACTGTCACCGCGCAGCAGACCTTCAAGGTTGAACTCGATCACGAGCCCCGCCTGCCGGTCGGCGGGCGAAAGCAGCTGCTTGGCAAGCGCCTGTTCGATACGTTTCAACCGCCGGCGCAGGGTGAACTTCTGGAACCCCAGGGTCTGTTGTTCGAGGCCAGTGCCC